ATGGCTTCCTCACGAATAGCCATACCTAACTCATCAATCATCAAAGGCTTTGTAGCCTTGTTGGTAAGCCAACCGAACTCTGTAGTGGGGCGGTTGCCTTGCGTAGAGTTTAGGCGGCGACGACGAAACAGTCGCTTATAACCCAAACGTCGCAAAGCCGTAATAGTTGTTAGGCCATGGTTGTTGGACTCAACGCCAACCAAGGCGTTGTTATACCAAGTTGCTAGTTTATAGATTTCTTCACCAAACAAATCGCTGGGGATATGGCCATGCCAGCAAGCCACAACCCGCCCAGTATCAACCCTGATCACGTAAGCGCAACTGAAGTCACCCCAATCAAGGCCCTCAGCCACGTCAGCACCAAGAACATACGACCCCTTCAGGTCAGGCATCTCCCAAACACTGAGGGGATCTCCTGCTGTTTTAGAATCGTTCGATATCCAATCAAAATCACGCAAAGACGTACGTTCAACAAGAGTGCCAACTGCAGGTTCCAATGGGATGATCTTTTCCACAAGATCATCCACATCGAAAACGGTACGACCAGACTTGATAAACGCCTCTTCAGCATTGCTGGGATACTCCTGCGCCAACTGCCAACTGGTCATCGAACGCTTCTTAGCGTTATACCAATCGACATCCCGCTCTTCATTTGCAGACCACGGATAAAACATGGGTGAGAACTGATTAGTTCGGGTTTCCGCACCAACCCACGTTTGATGAAAAAAGTTGCCAGAACCATTGGCCGTACTCAGGCCGATGATGCGACCACCAACGTCAGCCACAGGCTCAATAGAAGCCCACGCTTCCTCAGGATTAGGGAGGAACGCCCATTCGTCCACCACAATCAACGTGGCAGACTCACCACGAGCAGGATCAGAAGCAGACGGCATAGACACAATCTGAGAACCATTATCGAACACCATCTTTTGCTGATGCTCAACCACCGACATGGGCCCACGATCAGTCATCCACTTAGGTAGATTCCTGTAACCGTACTTTGTTTTCTTTAGCAGCAGCACGGCTTCACGTTCGGTACGTGAAATGTCAATGATGTTCTGGTCTGGCGTGAAATAGGCTAACCAAAACTGGTGCGCAGCAACCAGTGTAGTCCACCCAATCTGACGTGCCTTGAGGGTCAGACTGTAGCGTGAACGCTCCCACTCCTTCAAGGCTTCACGTTGCGCTTCACGCAACTTAAACAACACACGACCGTCTTTAGGGTTCTGGATGTTCCAGTAGTTCTCAAGAAAGTAAACTTCGTCTTTGGCGCATCTGCGCCATTCCAGTTCCCTTTTGAGGTCTACTAGACGACTGCGGTCAGGCACGGTTTCTCCACTTCAACAGATTGTATGCGTTTACAGACCACCACAACGGGGGCATCAACATGGCCCCCCAGTTTTGTGATACTAGCGAGAAAACAAACCAGGGGATGGAATGCAGCATAACCACACCCCACCCCCACCAGCGGTTCGTTCCAACAATGTACTGACCCCACAGGCCAACTATCTCGAAGGCCAGTAGTACCAGCCACCATGATTGTTCAGACAGAATTACTACTTACTGTTGTTCTTGTAGTAGTTCAAAGCGTACGAACCCGCCTTACGGTTAGCGGGGCTGCCGTACTCTTTGTCTTGACTGAACTTAAGTTCCGCTTGAGCCATCTTCTTGGTATATGGCGTTTTAGCGCTACGGGTGGTCTGACCCCCCTTGAAAGGGATCTTATCCTTTGTCTCAAATCCCTGACGAGTCAAAGACTTCCCGTCTTTGCTAGGAGCCAAAACGACTTTATGTTTATCACTGTAGCGAACCGTCTTGGGAACTCTTGAACTTGGCATAACAACCTCAGATAGTAGACTTATAAAAACCCAGGGTTGTCCCGTTACTTCTTCTTTGCGGCCAACCGCTTAGACATAGCCGCAGCCTTCTTGCGAGCATCAGCCTTAGAACGAGCACCCCATGCATACAGCGACAACAGCAAACGTGTCGGCTCACCATTTGGCTTACGCTCAGGCCCAGGCATATTCCCCATACGGGCCAGGAAACTGGCCCGACGTGGATTATCACCAGACTTCACAGGAGCCTTCAGAGTGCCCCCTGTCTGCGCCTTGTAAGACGCACGACCCTTGGCGTTTAGGCCACCCTTGGGGTTTTGGCCTTCTTTGCGCTGCCACGCAGCGGTCTTAGCCATCACTTCTTCTTCTTCTTGGCAGCATTCATGTTGTCCACCAGGTTCGGGTAAGGCCGACCAGCCTTGGATGCAGCCTTCTTGGCAGCAGCCTTCTTAGCGGGCGACAACTTCTTCGACGCCCCCTTGGGTGCAGGCTTCTCCCAAACCATCTTCTTAGCAGCCATCTTCTTAAGCATTGAACTCCTCCGTGAGTTGACGCAACTCCAACAGCAGATCCTGGTCAGATAGTGACTTCGTTTCTGCGTCTTCGGTGCGGATGATCTGTTTTGGTGTGAACCGATCTATGTACTGCAGGTACAGTGACGCCGCTTTAGTGTCACCGTTGATAGCGGCACGGTGCAGGCTGTCAACAACAGACTGCACACGGTCAACACTGATGTTCTTTTCACGTGCACGACGTTCCCACTCCTCGTTGAAGCGACGGTCCCTCTTCCACCGCTTAGGGGTGTCGTAGTGCACTCCGTTGTCGTCGCACCACGCTGCCCGTGTAGCGGGCTCCTTGGGGTCAGATAACAGCCAATCAAGGAACTTTGATTGGATCTCAGGCATCTTCCAAGAGTTGGTTTGGTTATCCCAGTCCCAACCCTTGCCGCCTCCGTTCGAACCTTTCCATTTTCCATCTTCGCTCATATAGCGAAGCATGACTGTCCCATGTCAGGGTACATGTTCAATGTGCATGTTCAAGAACAATGTTCAAGAACAAGAACATGTATTGCGTTGACAGTCAGGCAACGCAATAACCTTTGACTGAATCAACACTTGACTCATACAAATCATGGGACACTACGACTTATACATGAGTGAGTGAGTGAATGAGCATCACCCTCTTGGTGATGCGAATGAACGAACGAACGAATACATGAACAAGAAACATGTGCAGGAAAGCACCACTGGGCTCATAATTGCGTTGACACCCCCAGCCACCCCAAGCGGGGGCAGTCGATATGAAAACATGAACGCATAGCAAATCGTTAGATATATATATACATATACACGTGCACCCCCCCTATCCCCCCATCAGCCACCTAGGGGGGTCGGTGCTTGTCCACATACATGTTATCCACATACCCAGACTGCGTACGTGTTGGTCCCTTCTCATTAGATAGGGCAGCACCTAGTACCTAGAAAGGCTGCAGGGTAGGCGTCATGGCAGGCAGCAGCACCTAGTACCTAGAAAGGCTGCAGGGTAGGCGTCATGGCAGGCAGCGGTACCTAGGCGGCCCGTGTTCGTTCGTTCGGGATCGCTGCAAGTTTCGATGGCTGCGATGCCTTGTGTGCCTTGGGATTCCTGAGTTGGTCGAAATCTATGCCATACTGGTGGGGCACTTCGGGAACGGCCCGAAGGCAAACGAAAGGCAAGAAAGTAATGACTAAGCAGATGACACGTGAAGAGATCAAAGCAGCAAAGCGGGCCGCGAATGTGGCCCTGACCGCTGAGATCCGTAGCCTTGTGGCTGCAGGCAATGATGACAAGGCAATCGCCCTAGTCGCTGACAAGCCTGCCTCATGGCTGCAGATCGTCACTGATGCCAAGGCTGCCCGCGATGCCAAGGCTGACAAGGCTGCCGCCAAGGCTGCCGCTGAGGCTGAGGCTGCCGCCGCTCCCGTGGTGGCTGCAGTGGTGGCACCAGCACCAGCACCAGCACCAGCGAACGACGTGGAAGCGATCGTCGCCGCCGCAGTGGCCAAGGCGGTTGCTGAGGCACTGGCTGCAGTGTCTGCCGCTCCCGCTCCCGTGGCAGCGGCACCCGTGGCGAACGTGTTCGATCTTCCGAACGAGAACGCCGCGAACGTGGCCAAGGGTCTTGGCCGCAAGATTGCTGGCAAGGTGGACCGCGTACTTGCCAGTGGCGACACTGCCGCCGCACTGCAGGCGCTGCAGGATGCCCGCCAGTGTGCGGCATGGTGCTCGGCAGCCCGTAGCGGCGAGGCTGACAAGGCAACCGCCGACCGCCTTGCCAGTGCGGAACGTTCCTACGACAAGGCAGCCGCACGCCTGAACGCTGCACTTGGTGGCCAGTAGCCGCTAGCGGTATCACAAGCGAACGGGCCCGCCTGATGGCGGGCCCGTTCTGCGTTTTGCGCACGTTCAACGGGCCCGCCTGATGGCGGGCCCGTTCTGCGTTTTGCCTGATGGCCCGCTAGGTGGCCCGTGAGGGTCCGCGAGGGTCTCGGCGGTAGGTAGGTGGCGGTCCGCCAGTGGCGGGCCCGTAGGGACGATTCTAGGCGGTAATGGTGGCAGGCGGGCCCGTGGCGGGCCCGTTCGATCGTTCTAGCGCCTGCCTGCCTGCCCGTCAGCGTGTCAGCGTGTCAGCCATGCCCGTCGCACGTGCCATGCACGACATGTCACCCGTGTGTGTGCGTGTGCGTGCGCACGTGCACGTACGCACGCGTGCATGCGTGTGCGCATACACGTGTGGTTCGATTTGCTTGTGGATAACCTTTATCCACAGGGTCAACGTGTGTGTTTACACGTGTGTTTACACGAATCGTTGCACACATGTGTACGCACACGTGTGCATACACGTAGCGTAGGTCTTGCGCGTCGCATCTAGGCGTGTGCGCACGCGCACCTGCATACACGTAGCGTGCGTGTGTACGTGTACATGTACGTGTACATGTGTCTGCGTGTCTGCGCACACTGGTGTGTGCTTGTGCGTCTGCTTGTGTTGCGTTGACACGGATACGATCGCACACACCCGCATAATGAAGACCATTTTAGGGCTCTGACCTGCGGTTTTGCGGCGGAGGCTGGGATGTGGTACCTTGTTGGGAGCCGAGGAGATCGGCTATCTATCAACCTACTCACACATGGAGGCCACTATGGCTTACAAACTTCCCGTACTCCCACCCGTGTACACCAAGATTGGTTCTGTCGTGTTCGGAGATTCTTCCGTGCACGGTGACATTTCCTTGACTGGCCGTTTGCTTGTGACGCTCGTGGAAAGCGACGATAACTACGCTGGTGTGTCACTCACACGTGGTGACATTGACCGACTGATCAACTTCCTGCGTGACATGCAGGCAGAGATGCGATAGGAGACTGACATGCTACACAACATGTGGATTCAGGTGCTTGCGTGGAGCAGTGCTTTCCTGTTCATGGGAATCATGTGGGTGGTGTGGACTGCGTGCGAACGTATCGCCGCCCGCATACGTAACATCAAACACACACAGGAGAAACAGTGAACACACAGGAAACACCGCCGCTCGTGATGTACCTAGTCATCATCACACTCGTGTTGATGGCTATCCGATTCCTACCCATGTAACACACAAACACAGGAGAGAAACAATGCAACAACGTATGGCCACAGTGGTCACACCCCAGTGTTGGGAGTGTGGTCTTAGCACGATGATGGAAGTCCCACTCAAGGGATACAACGAGTGGACTATGGACGGCCAGCCTATCGTGCTTGCCTTTCCAGACATGTCCGTTGATGACCGTGAGATGCTGATCTCAGGCACCCATCCTGCATGCTGGGATCGCCTGTTCCCATGCGAAGACGAGGGGGACAAGTGATGAACCCTAGACCTAGCGACGAGGAAATGCGTGCAGAGATTGACTATCGCAACAGGCGCATCAAGCGAAAGATCGACCAAGGTCTTCCGATCGAAAGCACCTTCGGTGATCGTGCGTACATTGCTGCACTGGAATGGGTGTTAGGTATTGACGAAGACCTTTCCGACGACTGATCTCACACACACAAACAAGGAGAAACAAACATGTCCACTATACACATCCTACACAAAGACGTGATCTGCAATCACTACGATCGTTCACACGGTGACAAACACAAGTACACCGTGTCTACGCAGGACGGTTACAACTCGTTCGTTGCTACTGCGTGGTCGTACATCACGTACAGCACGGGCCAACAGCACAAGATGATACAGGTGGAGACAGACGATGGCATGCTTGTCCTAGATGCCAAGGGTGCCGAGTGCCTGATGGTTGCACTCAAGCGTCTGTACGAGTGTGACTTGGACCGTCCCACACGGGATCACTCGCACGACTGATGTGTGCACGTCACACACCCAGTCGTACACTCACCCACCGTTGCTGGGCCGATTTGACAGCGGCCTAGGGCGGTATGGTACCATCTTGGGACAGCAGCACCAACCAACAAACAAACATACCCACACGGGAGGAAACAATGTACAACATCTACTCACACTCAAACGGCACGGGTTGCACTACCGTTGCCATCGCCCTTGCTTGCATGGGCAACGCACGTCTTGTCGTGGAAGGAAACAACCACGATGACGTGTACGTTTACAGCGGTCGTGTGCAGGACGCACACAGTGTGTACGACTTCGGTTGGGCGCAGGACTTCAGTGAGCGTCGCATGCGGGATCGTGGTGCGTACGGAATCTACGAGTGCGATTCACTGGACACGAACGTGTTGGTTGTTACCAACTCGTACCTGTCACTCAAGCGTGCGCTGCACGGAGAAGAGCAGCGTGCCGAGGTACGCAGGGCACCTGATTTCGTCGTGTGCAGCATGGAAGATCATCGTGCGCTGAACGACCGTGATGTACAGGACGTGCTGCAGAGCATTGTCGGTGAGCACGCACGGTTCCTGTTCCTCACACGTGAACATTCCATCGCACGACGTGCCGACGCAGGTCTGTTGAGCGAACCGAAGCGTTTCACGGACCACATGTCCAGCCGTCTGCAGCCCATCGTGAATGCGATGCTGTTACAGCCGTTGCTGTAACCACACATGCGGGGCCACACTCGTGGCCCCGCACCAACACACGAAAGGAAACAAACACATGGGATACTATGTGACACTCATTGAAACAAACGCATACATTGCGTGTGAAGACCAGCCTCGTGGATACGAACTGGTGTGCGAGATCAACAATCACCACGCAGGCAAAGTTGGCATGCTCAACCACCGCGACACACCCAGCCCACACGAGGGAGAATGGTTCTCGTGGATGCCGTGGAACTACCCCGACCTGTATCACACGCTGGCAGACGTGTTGCAGGAAGTCGGGTTTGACACATACACGGACGTTGACGGCAACCTACACATACGTGGGTACGACAATAAAACAGGGTGCGAAGAGTACTTCTTGCAGGCGCTTGCACCTGTACTACAGGGTGGATTCGGTGAACCTGCACGCTTCGTGTGGGTGGGAGAAGACCACGAAATGTGGGCACAGGAAATCCACGAGTCTGCACAGCACAAAGAACTTGTAACCAAACAAGCCCGCATCACGTGGGAATGACACACAGGAGAGAAACAATGACAACAGACGAACAAGCAGCCATACACGACATCTGTAACTTCATACGCAAGACGTTAGTGCGGATGGAGAACGCAGATCACATGCACGATGTATCAGACATGTGTACATGGGCAGTCTCTGATCTGATGAGGATACAGAAACTTGCTGCACATCGTGCACGCATCATGCATTCCGACATCAAAGCACTACGCAGCAACTAACACACAGGAGAGAAACAATGAACTTCACACAGGCAGTCTCGTATCACCTGCAGCACAACCACTATCCGCCCGTGCCAACCAACATGATCCCCGTGTGCATACAAGCCCTAGAGGAGTGTGTACACGGGGACATGCACGAACTGCTGGACCTGCCCGAAGACACTACGTACAAGGGAGCAACCAACGCACCTGCGTATGCGATCTGCGAAAGCCATCACATGTACGACTTCGTGTACGACTGCATCGCATGCTGCCAGCCCTTCATCATGTACGAGTCAACCGATGGCACGTGCGAGAACTGCAAACAACAGGAGGAACAATGACAACAGAAACACCAGTGCACATCGTACGCACACGGCGCAGCACGTTTCGACAGAACATGCGTGACTACGTGCCGCAGCCTGTACGTCAGGCACAGGAGGTGTGGGCACAGTTCCGTGCAGACAACGGCTTCGCACGTCTGTCTCCGCCGCTGCTCAGTGCACCCACACACAACACGAAACTGGACAAGACACAGGCATACGGGCTGTCTCTTGCACCCGCACGGCTCAGCGGTTACAACACGTGCACACACTCAACGATTGCTTGTCGTCGTGTGTGTCTGAACACTGCAGGCAAAGGCGCATACAACAGTGTGCAGCGTGCACGCATTGCCAAGACAAAGTTCCTGTACGAACACACGAACGAGTTCGCAACGCTGCTGCTACACGAAGTGCACAGCCTGTACATGCAGTACGGCAAAGACCTGCGCATACGCTTGAACGTGCTGTCGGATCTCAGGTGGGAGGAACTACTCCCGCAGGTCTTTGAGTGTGCACCACGCGCACAGTTCTACGACTACACGAAAGACTGGGACCGCCTGTTCTCAGGCACGCCCAGTAACTACACACTCGCAGCGTCTGCACACGAACGCACGACCGAAGACGACGTGCGTTTCATGGTGGATGCGGGACACGACGTGTCCGTAGTGTTCTCCACACCTGCAGGACAGCCTCTGCCGCACACGTACGCAGGACAGCACGTAACTGACGCTGATCTCAGTGACGCATGGATGCTCATGCGGCCACGCAAGGATGGGCGTGGGCGTGTGGGTGGCCTGCGGGCAAAGGGGCGAGCACGAGGGGACATCAGCGGTTTCGTCAAGAATCCCTTGGGTTCTTGACATCGATCTGCGAGGTATGGTACCTTGTAGGGCAGTGGCGGGGGGAACCTACCCCTCGCCACAATCACACAATCACACTCGCATGAGTGTACAAACAAAGGAGCAATACACATGAACATCAACTTCAGCGCAGACATTGACGTACACAAGATCGCAGATTCCATCTGCGAGAACGACGAGTTCGTGCGTTCACTCACACGCAGCGTCGCAAACGATCTCAACACGCACGAGATCGCAAGCGAACTCAGTGTCAGCGACATCGCATACGAGATCGACACGGACGACATTGCACGTGAGATCGCAGGCAACATTGACGATGACGACATCGCACGCTGCATCGACCTTGACGATCTCGCAGCCTCGTTCGACACGGACGCACTGTGTGAGAAGATCGCAGAGAACATGCAGCAGGATGCAGGTGGCGACATGAGTAAGCGTGTGCAGGCACTGGAAACACAGGTGCAGTCACTGCTCGGCTTGCTGGACTACGTGTTCACCAACGCACGCAAGGGTATCACCCTTGTGGACGCAGGCACGCCGCTGGATCTGTCGGACTCGTTCGTGCGACCCGAAACCCCTGCGCAGGCACAGCCCACGTGGGAGATCACCGAAATCCCCAACTACCTGTGAAGCACGTGGGCGGGGGCAATCGCTCCCGCCCATGCAGTACCCACAACAAACAAACGTGTACAATGTACACACAAACAAGGAGAAACAAACATGTCCCTAGACCTCAACTGGTCCAAGTGTGCAGACACTGAGAAACTGAACACAGAACACGAACGCTCACTGTCGTTCGGTGTTGGTTGCGTGATGATGTTCGCACGCATCGGCAAGGTCACAGAAGAAACCTTGCCTGAACTTGTGTCATGGACACGCTTGCTTGAGATGGACACGAAGTTGTACTGGGATGGCGCACAGTACTCACCCCTGCCTGTGCAGATTTGGATTGACAGGCTGGGCATGACAAGCAACGTGGGCACTGACAGTGTCGCCACACGCAAGACACACATGATGAACTGGCTGAAAGATCTTGGGGCCAACGAGGTGCGTATTGCACAGGAAGAACAGGAGGCATGATGCGAACCTTGCAGGAGGTACACGAGATGTACAAAGAAGTCACATTGCGTGTACAACAAACACAGGAACGTGTTCAGGAACTTGAACGCAAGTACAGCATGGGTCTAGTCACTGAGCAGACCCTTGCGCAAACAACAGAGTTCCTCGCCGCACAGACAGGACAACAACATGCGTTAGCGTGGGTGATTTGGAATGAGCCCAAGGCGCAGTAAGCAACTACAGCATGTCTACGTGTGCCCGTACTGTGGCACGGAAGTCAGTACCGATCCTCCTGCTGTCGAAGTACGACACAGGTGCAAGTCCCACAAGAACGTGTGGGTTACATTCAAGGAGAAACAATGAAACGTGAATACACACTCGTGCTTACCGCATACACGGAAGGCACGTTGAACGAAGTACTGAACCACGCCGCAGACATCGGCGAGGCTGCACTGCAGGCAGGCGCAGACGCATGGACGATCCTGTCCCTTGACGGTGACATCCTGTGGCGTCCACACACGGAGGACGAACGATGAGTGCGTACTTCGGGAACCTGTGCATCGAATGCTGGCGAGACACATCGTTCGGCTCAGGCCTGTTTGTCAACCGCATACCTGCAGACAACGGTATGCGTGACGGTTACTTGTGCCCTGAGTGCGCAGAGCGTGAGTGCGATGTGTGCGACAAGGGAATCCCAGTCGATGAAGACGTGTACATCGAACCCCCTGACGGGAACGTGATGTACGTACACGAAGAGTGTGTCCCCGCTGGCATGGAACAGTACGTTCCGCAGTGGCAGGATCACACAGCATGTGATCACACATGCGATTCACCCGAACACTACTAGATCTCGTGCCACAGATCGTGGCACGGTACACGTGGCAATAGCCACACAACCAACAAACAAGGAGATACAGCAATGCACGCAATCGAAATCAGCAACACGGAACACAGGTTCGCCTACAACGGCGACAACGGCAGCACATGGCATGGGCTTGGCACCCGTGTTGACGGACTTGCCACCGTCGATCAGATGCTCACGGCAGCACTGGCAGACTGGCGAGTAGAGAAGCAGGCCCTGTACGTGCAGTCACCTGATGGCACGGGCCTTGTCGAAGTACCGAACAAGGTTGCAACCGTCCGTGTGGAACACATGCTCAATGCAGACGGGTTCACCACGGAGTACACACCACTGGGTGTGGTCGGCAAAGACTACGCCATCGAACAGAACCGTGAGGCTGCCGAGTGGGCAGTCGAACTCGTGGGTGCAAGCGGCAACGATGCTGTCATCGACACGATGGGTGTGCTGCACGACGGACGTGAGTTCTTCGTCGGTGTCGATCTTGGCACACTCGTGCTTGACCCTGACGGCATCGGAGATGTCATCAAGCGTTTCCTTGTCGTGCGCAACCGTCACGACGGCACATCCAGCCTGTGCGCATTCCCGACGATGACTCGTGTGGTGTGCCACAACACACTCACGGCAGCGTGGGGTGGTGCCAAGCGCAACTCACAGATCCACAACGTGCGACACACCAGCGGCAAAGACTGGCGCAAGCAGGATGCCATCGCAGCCATGGGTATCGCACGTGCGATCAGTGAGCAGTTCGTTGAGACTGCCACGCAGATGATGAGCATCGAAGGTGGACACAACGTGCTTGACGCTGTGATCGACACGCTGTGGGAGAAGCCCAACGCCAGTGCATCAGACCGTACCCGCACGCTGTGGACCAACCGTCGCAACCGCATTCACCGTCTGTACACCACAGACACCAACGCAGGTGGGTTCGGTGACAGCGGCTGGACCGTGTGGAATGCCGTGGGTGAGTACCTTGACCACAGCCGCAAAGACCTGCGCAAGCGTGCCATCGCATCCATGGACCCCATGTCCGAAGACGCCCGCCTGAAGGACAAGGCACTGGGCAAGATTCTTTCACTCGTTTGACCAACCATGTGTGCGGGGCGCAAGCCCCGCACACACCCAACCAAAGGATTACACATGCTACAAGACCCAATCGCACAGGAACTACAGGCTTACATCGACAAGTCCGTACGCATCCAAGTAGGCAAGCAACAGTACATCGGACGTGTAGTCAGCGTGTCTGACGACATCATCGAACTAGTCAGCGGCGAGACCCCTGTCAACATCACGTTGCGCACGGAAGTCATCGACGCTGTACTGGCGTACGCACACGCCGACGGGGGTGACGAATGAGACTGGCGTACGTGACCCGCCCTTGGGCGGGCATGGACGAACACTCAGAACCACACACGGTATCCAGCGGCACATGCGTCGGTGTCGTGCACGAAGACGAAGACTGCGTCGCATTCGCATACGGCGACGACATGCAACTGCTGGAGTTGTACGTGTACGAAGACTTCCTAGCGTACGTCAAGTGACCATCACACAAGGAGCAACTATGAAAGAACCAACGTCTATCGACAGGTGGCACACACGCCGCAAAGGCTACGTGATCACACACGAGTGCAAGGAACTTGGGATTACACGTGGCCAACGGGCCACGTGGGGACCAACAGGGAAACCATGCACGTTCGTCGCACACTGCGAGAACGTCAGCAACGGCGACCAGTGGTACTCGTTCTTCACGGAAGACAACAGGCGCATGGGTCATGCCACCCGTGTGTACTGGGTGTACGTTGACGCAACACACGGCGAACGCATCCTGCATGCGGAGCCTTGACACGTGGAGAAATACAATCGCTATAATGGCGCGAGCAAAGCGAGCCCCAAGAACCATGAACAAGACCCTTCAGGTCTTGTCAACGCAAACAAGAAAGCATGAACATGGAATATGACGTGGACTACAAGTCCAACGACCCCAGCACGTGGGCAATCCCATCAGGTCTTGCCACCCGCTGGCATACACGAATACACGAAGAGCCTGCTCAGGTTATCTTCGACTGGTGGAAGAACCTGCACGAGCAGGACGAACGCATACACCAAGAGTTCGGCCCCGACAAGTTCGGTGTGCTGAAATCGTTGGTACGTGAGTACGACGAGTTGCGTTTGGCATACACGGATACTGCTCAGGACCAGCAAGCCCTGAAGCATGTGTACTACAGCATGATCGAACACGGGCTGGACACACGACAGATCGGTCGGGTCACTGGCCGTGGCCGTGCCGACGTGGTTCGTTCACTGCTGGCCAACAGGTCACTGACCGTGGACGATGTGCTTGCACGATGCGAAGCGGAAGACCTGCTGCGACGTGGCACCCCGCTGGAAGAAACCGCACAACTGTGCAGCATGCACACTCACGTTGTGCGCCAGTGGGCTAAGACCCTGAGGATCACACCCGCCGCAGGCCCACGCTCTAGGGGCTACAACGACGAGGTGCGGCAGCAGGCGTTCGACATGCACGACAGCGGTATCAGCGTGGGTGAGATCGTGCAGGTACTCAATGATCGCTACCCTGAGAGGAAGTTCAAGAAGATGACTGTACACAAGTGGATGAGCAGACGAAGGTTGGGTGCCTGATGCCAGGGATCAAAGTGTCTCAGATGGACGACGGACGTACGCTGATTATTCCGTCGCAGTCGTGGCTGAACACTGCGTTCAACTGCATGGAGCAGGCACGACTGGAGATGATCGGCCAGTTGCCACGTGTGGAAACAGACGCCACCGCCATCGGTACGTCGATGCACACAGGAATTGAGGCTGTGCTGCGTGGCGAGTCCAGCACGGACGATGCAGAGCAGATCGTGCGTGACAAGATGCGTGAACTGTCGGAACTACCACAGTTCCAGTGGGTGCAGATCAAGACCTTGGAGACTGCACAGGAAACTGCTGCCCGTGTCTACAGGTCTTGGGTGGATGAGATTCTTCCGCAACTCCCAGACACAATCGCTGTTGAGCATCTGTTCGATGTGTGCCTACACGAAGACGACGAGATCGTTGTCCGTATGCGTGGGGCCATGGACTTCCTTGGCGAAGGCGAGGATGGCAAGCCGTGCGTATGGGATTGGAAGACAGCCAACCGCCCGTACGAGCCATGGGAGAAGGAGCGGTGGGCGATCCAGCCCACCGTGTACTGTCATGCCTTGTCGCAGGAGTACGGCGATGACACTTACGAGTTCACCTATGCGGTGTGTCTGAAGTCACGTGGCGGTACGCAGATCGTCACTGTTCAACGTGACGCACGGCACACCGACTGGCTGCGCAAGCAGGTCGTGTCATTCGTGCAACTCATCAAGGCAGACCTGCCAGTCTGGCCACTACGTGACCAGCACGCCCTGTGTAGTCCTAAATGGTGCCCCGTGTACAGTGACTGCAAAGGCGCACACTTCTGACACGTTCAGAAACACAGTTGTAACATAAACCACAAGCAAGCAAGGAGAGCCAAATGGCAACCACAGAAACCCCGAACATTGACCAGAATGTTGGCAGTGTTCGATACACACGCAAGGTTCAGGTGCGTCCGTACGAAGTCGCAGAGGCTTCGATCACGGTCTCATTCGACATCCCCAACGACCCAGACATGACTGACGAGGCACGCTCCTCACAGTTGATCGCCAACGCCCGTGCGAGTTTCTTCAGCGCCAAGGCACTGGTGTTCGAAGAGTTGGGCTTGGAGTTCATCGTGGGCGACAACGGCATCGTGACCGAAGTTGTCGAACGCCACTTCGGTTCCGTGACCGAAGTCCAGTCCACCCCACCCGCAACCAACGTCGTGTCTGAGTTGCACGCTGCAGCAGCGCCCGCTCCTGCCGCCGCACCATCAGGTGATGTCGCTGCAACCCCGCCGTTCAGCGCAACCACCACAGACAAGGCTGAGAAGGGTCAGAACTCCGCATGGGCGAAGCAACGCTACGCCCTGTACCCCAACGAGTTCTTCGACAACCGCCCGAAGAAGGCATCGGGTGAGTACAAGTCGAACGCACCCGACCTGAAGCACAAGGACACCAAGATCGGCGTGTGGCTCTAGCCATGACCGACACTCAAGAACCTACTCTGCTCAGTCTCGCTGACATCAAGGCGAGCATCAAGGAGCGTTCAGAGCAGGAACACCTTGAGGCTGCTGACGTGGCCGAACGTAAATACCGTTACGTTCGGCCACTCACAACAGCGGCAGAAGGCCTGCTCGCATACATGAGCAACGAAGAGGGTCGCCTGATGACAGGCATCCACGAACTTGACGTGATGACACGAGGGTTCGGACGTGGAGAACTTGTCATGTGCACAGGCCGTGCACACAGCGGCAAGACCCAAATCGTTCTCAACACCATCGTGAACAACCCGACACGACGTGTCATCCTGTTCACCCCAGACGAAGTATCCGAACTCGTACTGTCCAAACTCGTGTCCATCAAACACGGGATCAACGCAGAAGAAGTTGAGCGTAGGGTCAAGGCAGGCGACGAGCACACGATCGAACTCGTGAAGCGTGCAGCATCACACGACTTCCGAAACCTGATCGTGATCGATGACTCGTTGACGTTACGCCAGTGTGCAGACGCACTGGCCGAAGCCCAAGACTACTGGCAGGCAGACGCAGACTTGTGCGTGTTCGACTATCTGGAACTACTTCCAGGTGACGACGGTGCCGACGGCGTAGTGGCCAAAGCACAGGCAGTGAAACGCTGGACGAAAAATGCCAACGTGCCAGTCATCTGCCTGCATCAAGCAAGCCGCTCCAGCGGTGCACGAGGACAAGCCGCAGGTCTAAATGCCATGCGTTTCGGTGGCGAGTCCGAAGCGATCTTTGTCATCGAAGCGTTCCGCAAACGTGAAGACGAATCGATGGACGACTTCGACCGTCGCCGTCACGCCAACACACTGAGCATCAACCTTGCGAAGAACAAGCGCCCACCATCCAAGGTCGGCATGTTCGACGTGTATATGGACCCAGCCACAGGTGCAGTGCGATCACTGCAGCCCGACGACATGGTCGTCACAGGCGTACCTGTGACCACCGTGGAAGACGCACTGAAAGCAGTGGGGCGATGACACCGCCACTTACCATCAAGTTCGCCAACCTGTTCGAAGGACGCACCGACGCATACGGTGCGGAAGAAGGACGGGCAGAACTCGCACTTGGTGTCGAATACATCGACCGTGTCGATGAGCACCTGAACGGTGACCGCCCAATGGGTGTGTACCCGCTCATGCACATCGAACCTGACGGCTGGTGTGTCAGGTGGGGATGTGTTGACTTCGATGAAGGCGACGAACCTTCATGGGTACACGCATGCAACCTGCACGCCGTGCTGAACGAACTGTCTGTA